TTTATTGATTCCATAATAGAATTTAAATTAGCTCCTGATGGTTGTAGTAAATATGGTTTTAAGTTTGGTTCTATTTCTTCAGGCATCTCGATTACTGCACCAGCTCCAGCACTTGCATTTACACTTGGAGTTTTTACAAGGCTTGGATGATTTGTTAATCTAATTAATTGTTCTATTTCAGAGTACTCGTTATAGATAGCCTTTTGAAGGTCTGCAATATCTGTCAGATCAGAAATTCCTATACCTCTCTTGTGGCTTTTGGAATTGTATAAAATAACTGCTGGTATTTTTCCGATCTGATTCTCGGCAGTATCTATTATAGAAGGTTCTTCGTTGTCCTTTTGATATATTGTATCAATTCGATCAGGATACCACATTCTAAAATACGTGCCTCCATCCTTATCGACTTCTTCTCTTATTTTTAAATAATCTAGATAGTATTTACCATTGACTTCTCTTTTAAAATTCCAATCCAAAGCATTCTCTGGAGTGACTATTGAAACGTAAGGTCTAATATCTTGATTAAGTTCCTCTGCCCTTGTTCTTGTTTGTATTGCTGGTTTGTCTAATATCATAAAGCAATGACCATAAATAGATGCATAGTTTTGTGCTTGTTTAATAACGTTGTTAAAACTATTACCTTCTAGGTCAGCGTCTTTTAAGAATGATTCTAAACTAGGTTCATCTGCCATAGATCCAAAATTTCTAGATGGCTTTACTCTAAATAAAAATGATGAGTATATTTGAATAATATTTCTGCAATGGTTATCGCAAGGAGTATTAGCAAGTCTTTGATTAAACTCGTTATCAAGTTCTAAGTTATAACGATTTAAGTATTGGCCCAAAGTATAATCATATCCACCATTATAAGAACGAATATAATACTCAAAATTTGTGACTGTTTCTTTATAATCTTTATGAGTATCTAGTGCCTGATCTTTTGTGTATGCCACGTGTTCCTTCCTTTATATTCCATCTTTGCGGAGTTCCTATTGGACTTTTAATAGTTAAAGGTTTTACATAGTCGACGAGATATCCGATGGCGTCACACATATGGTCAAAACCTTCCTCCTTGTCAGGAATATTAGTATTTTCTTTATAGACCTGACGTTGTAATCCTTTTAATATAGTTTTACAAGAATTGCTAACAAAAATATGCCTTTGCCCATTAGAATCTTTAAGTCTTGAGTTTACATTGTTAACTCTATCTCTAATAGCTGAATGCTTAAGTTTTGCTTTAACATTGAACCCAGCATTTTGCAAAATAGATAAGTCGGTTTTACCTCCAGCAGATGTTTTACGTTGTCTACAAGCTGGATCAGGATATATATAAATAGGTATTTTAGAACCATATCTATCTCTTATTTCCTGGCACATTTCATCAGTATTTGAGCCATAAATAACTATTTCATCTACAAATATAATTTTATCTCTAAATATATGAGATACACAAGCTGACATAGGATCTACGTTAAAGTCGAGTCCTATATGAAGTGGTCTATTAAAATCTAAAGCCTGGTCTACTACACTCTCTACAGGATGAAAATTATAATATACTTGCCCAGCATAATTTTCAAAAGTTCCCTCAAACTCTTGTCTAAAGGTTCTAATATCAATATCTTGTTTAGCTTGTTCTAATTCTTCTTTTGATACCATTCCACCTTGCAGAGTTGTATATTGAAAACTATCCCATTCTTTTGGATCTTGCGATCCTTTTAAAAACATTTCATAACTCCAATTACCAAAGCCACGAGGTGTACCGCACATAAGTACTCGGCCCTGAGTATCAGAAACAGAGGCTCTTAATACCTCAAACCAGGTACGTTTATCTATATCCGCAAATTCATCTAGCACTAAAAAGTTTATCCCACTGCCACGTAATGCATCAAAATTTTCTGCACCCTTTAGTGCAATAACACTATTTGTTTTTCTAATTCTAATAGTAAGAGTAGTTTCGTTTATATCCTCAATCCAATTATATTTAGAAAGCATTTGTTTTAAATCACTCCAGCAAATCTCTTTAGCCATTTTGAAGGTGGGAGCTACATACCAAATGACCTGATTGGGCCTGGATGCCTGTTTCATCATTTCGATAATAGTCAAAAAGGTTTTACCAAATCTACGACCTGATATTAAAACTCTAAATCTTTTATCTGATTGACTTACTCGAAGCTGGGGTTTTGTTAATGTAATCTTCACTTAGACACCAATATTTAACTATATATTTTTGATCGTCAAACTCTTTAGGTGCTTTACTAACTAGTTCTATCGTTTTCTCTGCACCTTTTGATACACATTCAGAATACGATAATGCCTCTCTATCAGTAAGAGGTGGGTAGCAAAAATTATTAGCAAGGGAGCATAATTGATATAGCAATATCCACTTCATTTACTTTTTCCTTTTGTATTTGCGATTGGTTTGAACTCGCCAAGTCCAATGGAATATTGCCCTTGTAATAACTTCTATTTTTTTTAATACCCAATCTATCATGATAAATACTCATAAATTATTTTATAATCCTCAATATTTTCTTTTGGCCCATATATATTTCTGTTTCAGCTTTTACTTTTTTACAACTAAAAACGACTCTTTGAGGATTGACCTCTCTCTCTGCAACCCTTTTTGACTTTAGGCAGTCACTCATTTTATCTTTGTAAACATGCTCTATAACGTTTCCATTTAAAGTTAAAATTAAAGCTACGACTATCTCAGTGATCTTTTCCATTTGCTCTTACCTTGTCTTTAACAATTTCTAATTGATCTATAATTTTATCTACATCTTTTTGAAGTCTTTGTATATTTACTTTGTTGTGCATCATTGACTCCATTTGTTCTTGTATTTTTTCAACGTCTTTTACTAAATCTTCAATAAGCAAAAATTGTTCTGAGTCCGCTGGAAGTGATCCAAGCTCTCCTAAAGGCCATTTTATTCTAAACTCAGTATTCATTTCTATATCTTTTGAATTAAGTTTGTTTTGAGTTTCTAATACATTAATACGTTCTATAACACCAAAACCAAACCAAGCACCAACCAAACACGCACCGATAATAGTAATTAAGTTTCTTGCTGGTAGCTGAATACCTGTATTATCTGATAAAGCTAGTTTTTTCATTTTCTTTTTTTTCTTCCCATATAATAATCACCAGGCTCATAGTTCCACCGCTTTCCATGATGGCCTCGTATATCAGCATATTTCATTCTAGCTTTCACTATAAGTTTTTTTAACCAAAGACTCATATGTTAGTCCCTTTCCGCCAGGCCCTTATGCTCCAGAAAGCTGGACTTAAAGACTTTTGACCACGCACCTTTGCAAGTATAGGTCTAAACCTTGCAAAAAACATACGTTGCCTTGTAGGGTTGTTTCTTTTTATAGAAAGGTTAGGATCGCCAAATCTAACAATATTTACTTTGCCTGTTCTTTTGTTTCGTACATAAACACCAAACTTTTTAGACCTTCCAGGTGTTCTAAAAGGTTTATTTAATTTAACTGATCTGCCTTTGAATTTTGCCATAAGTTTCTAATATCATAAAAAAACTATATTAGAAATTATAATTTGTCAGGATCTTGCATACAGATATGTCCTTGCCAAGTTCCATTGCCATTATTCAAAAACCAAGCAGAACCTCTAGGATCATCCCAGCTAAAAGTAGCAATAGCCTCCCTGTGGGCATCTGCAAAATCCCCACACTCCATCAAAGTCATGGGCCTGGCAAACTCCAAAACTTCTTTATACATAGTGCCATCAAAGGTAAGTAGTAATAAAACTAGATAGTGAACAGGCTCTTCCATTATCTATTAAAAAATCTCTGTCGCCATTGATTGCAAACATAAATATCCTTTACTCCAAAACTTTTATAAATATTACAAAACGATCTTTTATTACTATACTGACCGCAGTTTCCACAGGCTTTACCACCTACTGACTTTCTAAAGTCTTGAGGTAATCTAAAGTCTATCATCTCACCATTAGGGTAAAAATTAGATCGTTTCATTTACCCTGACCTCTATATTTTTTAAAAGATCGTCTTTTATGTTTATTCATTTTTGCTTTGCTTGGATTACGACCTATTGAAGTTTTATGGAATATAGGCTCATGCTCAACTCTACCATAAAGATTACCTTTTCTTTTAGCCATCTACAATCTCTGCATCTGCCTCTATAATTAATGGAAGAGGCTCGGTTATAGTTTCATTTACAGATCGTTCCTTCATACCAAGCTCATTCTTCGATAACCATATTTGCATATGAGTATTGTCTTTTTTGATAGCTTTATCCCACATCTTTTTTCTTAAACTAGCTTTACCTTTGTTTTTAAAGCGGTCTATAATATCGGCATAATTACGTTGTAAAGTTCTTGCAGATACTCCAACAACACTAGCGATTTCTTCTTGAGTACAACCAATAGAGGCCAGGTTTCCTACAATATCTAAATCAATATTTATTTTAGGTCTCCCAACTGCTTTATGGCTAGATTGTGTTCTGTTCATATTTTTGTCGCTTTTGCGTTTGCCCATTGTTCCCATCTTTTTATTATAACATCACAATATTTAGGGTCTAGTTCTATTCCATAACATATACGTTGTAGTTTCTCACAGGCAATCAAAGTAGAGCCTGATCCTAAAAAAGAGTCTAAAACTAAGTCCTCTTGTTTAGTAGAGTTATTTATAAGATAGCTTATTAATTTAACAGGCTTCATAGTAGGATGTAATTTAGATGAAGTTGGCCTTTCAAAGTTTAAAATAGTTGTTTGTTTTCGATCAGAGTACCAGGTATGAGACGCACCCTCTTTCCATCCATATAAGCAAGGTTCATGTTGCCATTGATAATCCTGTCGGCCCATAACCATAGTATTTTTAGACCATATAAGAGTTTGCCTTAATTTTAAGTTTGCATCGTTTACTGCAAGTCTAAATAGTAATCCCTCACTATCAGAGTGCCAAATATAGAAAGATCCACCAAGTTTTAAGTAATCAGTGGCATGGGTAAAAGCATTTTTTAAAAACTCTTGGAACTGATCATCAGATTGTTTATCGTTTTGTATAGTAAGAGCATCTTTAGTTTTACCCACATAAGCCACATTGTAGGGAGGATCGGTTAAATATAAATCAACTTTTTTATCTGCTAATAGTTTTTGGTAAGTTTCAGGCAAAGTACTATCGCCACAAATTATTCTATGTTTGCCAAGTTGCCAAATATCACCAGGCTTTGTTATAGGTTCTTCAGGAGTTTCAGGAACTTCATCGTCATCAGCATTGTTTCCTTGTTTTTCCTGGAATAGCAGCTCATCAAGTTCAGGTTTGTTCATTCCTGTTAGCTCAAGATTAAAGTCTTTCATTTCTAAATCTTTTATCTCTAGGGCCAATAGTTCATCATCCCACTCAGCTTCCTCGTTTGTACGATTATCAGCTATTCTATATGCATTTATCTGTTCTTGAGTAAGATTGTTTATTTTTGTAATTGGAACAGTCGTATAGCCTAATTTCCTGGAGGCTTGATACCTTGTGTGGCCCACAACAATAGTATTATTGGCATCGACTACAATGGGTTGTCTAAAACCAAATTCTTTAAGTGACTGAGCAACTTTTTCAATTGCTTTTGGTGTAAGTTTTCTAGGATTGTTAGAATAAGGTTTTAATAGATTAATATCTATATTTTCTACAATCATTTTTATTCTTCTATCTTTTTCATCGATATAATGCAACCTTTCGGAAAGACATTTCTATCACTAAATAACTCCTCGTTTTCTTCATACGATGCAAAGGTTCTTATATATTTTTTATCTTTTTCAAATAGATAAGCTCTTGTAATCATAACACTTGGTAAAAAGCCTGAAAACTCATGTGGAGTAGCATGGCCTCCATCACTCGTTATATCAATCCATCGGATCTCGTAAAAATAGTATTTTTTCTTTTTAATAACACAATGTTTAAATTTCGATTTCTTTTTTCTTCTCATCTTCTAACTTACCTTTACCATTGCAATCGTCACACCTTGCATGAGTCTCTTCTTTTGTTAAAGCATAATCCACTCTATAAAAGCCTGTGCCTTTACAAGTTGGACATTTTATATCTCTACCTCTGGAACATCCTTCCATTTATGTTTCCTGTATTTTTTACCATTTCTAATTATTATCTGCTCGTGACCCCACTCGCTAATAACCTTATAATCTTTCTTATCCCCATCATTTGCTGAACCTATTATATTAGTATTATTACTTAGTGATTTACTTAGTAAAGCACTCGAGGTGGTTTTGTACTGGTC